GATTTTATGCACGAAGGGAACAATGCTATGCTAGACACTTTTTTGTTCGTGGTGGTGCTGTGGGAGATGCTATCCCAGATGCAGCTGTAAAACAAGATAATAATTACTTTTTGCCAGCTGCAGGAGACCAGGCTCAAAAGACATTAGGTAGTTCTATTTATGTGCCCACTGTAAGTGGCTCTTTAGTGTCTTCTGATGCACAGCTATTTAATAGGCCTTTTTGGTTACAAAGGGCACAAGGACACAACAATGGCATATGCTGGGAAAATCAGCTTTTTGTCACTGTTGTAGATAACACACGCAATACTAACTTTACAATTAGTGTGTCTTCCACTGATCAAGCACCTACAGAGTATAATGCTAGTAATACTCCTAATTTTAGGGAATATTTAAGACATGTAGAGGAATATGAGCTCTCTGTCATTTTACAACTTTGTAGGGTGCCTTTACAACCAGACATATTGGCACACATAAATGCAATGAATTCTAATATTTTAGAAGAGTGGCAGTTGGGGTTTGTTCCCACCCCTGAAAATCCTATACAGGATACCTACAGGTATATTAACTCAGCAGCCACACGTTGCCCTGATAAAAACACCCCAAAAGAAAAGGAAGATCAATATGCTAAGTTTAACTTTTGGACTGTTGACCTAACAGAAAAATTGTCCTTAGATTTAGATCAATACTCCTTAGGACGTAAGTTTTTATATCAGGCAGGCTTGAAACGGTCTGCTACACCTAAAACCACAACAGCTCGCAACACTGTCACTCGAGGGGTTAAACGAAAACGTACATGACCGCTTTCGGTATCTGTATAAAGGTTAATAAATTTTTTGAAACCCCTTTGGTATGTGAAGCATGTTTTAACCACGTTCGTGACTACACCGGAATGGATCATGCCAACCGCGCCCGGTTGATCAGATATAAATCTCCAGGTGCAACTTAGAAGTTCAGCCAGAAGTGTCTGCCAACCGCTTTTGGCGGGTAAGTCTTGGCGCGAAGAAGTGCTGTCAGCAATTTGGCACAATAGTTCAACCAGTAACGGTAAGGACTTGTACCGGGTGCGGTTGGGAAGTATTATTCATTGCCATGGTGGTTAACAACAATCAGCATAATCCATTACATGTAACCGCTTGTGTATATTTGTATAAAAGAATATATAAATTGGGGATTATAGTACTTGGGTAATACACATGGCTAGGCCAGGCAGGGTTGTAGAGCTTAGTGGCTACTTGCAAATACCAGTAGGAGATTTATTGTTGCCATGTAATTTCTGTGGTAAATTTTTAACATTTGCTGAGTTATTAGAATTTGATTATAAGAATTTACGCCTTATTTGGAAAGATGCATTAGTGTTTGGGTGCTGCACAGTGTGTGCTTTTGCTACAGCCATTTATGAATTGCGAACCTTTCATCAAGAAACAGTAACAGGTTATGAGTTAGAAGGACGAGCACAGGCTCCACTAGCAAGTGTTGTTGTAAGGTGTACATTTTGTTTGAAGCAATTAGATTTGTTAGAGAAGTTAGATATTTGTGCCAGACATCAAGAGTTCCACAGAGTGAGAAATCATTGGAAAGGGCTCTGTAGGCATTGTAGAACAATAGAATGATTGGGAAAGAAGCAACAATACATGATATAGTCTTAGAAGACTTAAGTGAGCTTGTCCAGCCCATTGACCTGCATTGCAACGAAGAGTTACCTGATGAACAAGAAGAAGAGGAGGAGCTAGCACCTGACAGAACACCTTTCAAAGTGATTGTGTATTGTGGAGGCAGTTGTGGAACCAAACTTCGCATCTTTCTTCTCTCTACAACGTATGGTATTCGATTATTTGAAGACCTGCTCTTAAACGAACTTGCCCTGCTGTGTCCTCAGTGTCGCGACAGGATTCGCCATGGCGGAGGATAGAGGTATTGATCCTATTGAAGGGTGTAGTGGTTGGTTTATTGATGATGAAGCTGAGTGTAGTGATTTAGAAAATGAGTTGGAAAAATTGTTTGATGAAGAAGCCTCAGAGACAGATTTATCTGATTTCTTAGATGATGGGGAGACGGAACAGGGAAACTCCCGAGACTTATTTCATCAACAGGAGAGTGCTGAGTGCGAGGAACAAGTGCAATTCCTAAAACGAAAGTATTTCAGTCCTAAAGCTGTACAACAGCTTAGTCCGCGGTTGCAGGCTATTTCGTTGTCTCCACAACAAAAATCAAAAAAGCGGCTGTTTGTTGAGCAGGACAGCGGTGTTGAACTGTCGGGCCTTGAACAATCTGTTAATAATGAAGCTGAAGATGTGGCTCCGGAGGTGGAGGTACCGGCTGCAGCGCCGGTTGTCCAGGGGGAGGAGGGGGACATGCACAAACTGCAAACCTGATAAAGGACCTGTTAAAATGTAGTAATTGGCGTGCCAAACTGTTAAGTAAAGTGAAAGAATATTTTGGGGTAGGGTTTTATGAATTAACCAGGCAATATAAAAGTAATAAGACATGCTGTAAAGATTGGGTCGTGGCTATTTATGGTGTTAGAGAAGAGTTATTAGAAGGATGTAAGCAGTTGCTACAGCAATACTGTTCATATATTTGGATTTATAGAAATGGTATAATGTCATTGTTCCTACTATGTTTTAATAGTGTAAAAAGTAGAGATACAGTGTGTAAATTATTGATGTCTATATTGGATGTGCAAAAGGAGCAAATGTTATCGGAACCACCAAAATTAAGAAGTCCCGTGTCAGCAATATATTGGTATAAGTTAAGCATGGATAAATCTGTTTATGCATTTGGGACATATCCTGATTGGATAGTAAATCAGACCATGATAACTCACCAATTCGGTGACGCCGCACAATTTGACCTCTCACAAATGGTGCAATGGGCATTCGATAATAATCTTATAGACGATGCAGATATAGCGTATAGATACGCAAAATTAGCAGACAGTGATTCAAATGCAAGGGCTTGGTTAGCACACAATAGTCAGGCAAGATTTGTCAAAGAATGTGCAGCATGGTAAGACATTATAAACGTGGTGAAATGAGGGATATGTCCATGTCTGAGTGGATCAATCATGTAATGCAAACGGTAGAAGGGGAAGGCCACTGGTCTGAGATTGTAAAATTTATACGATTTCAAGGTATTAATTTTATACTATTTCTGGAGGCCTTTAAGCATTTCATACAGGGTACACCTAAAAAGCAATGTTTATTAATATATGGACCGCCGGATTGTGGGAAAACAATGTTTACAATGTCATTACTAAAATTTATGAGGGGTCGAGTAATTTCATTTGCTAATTCCAAAAGTCATTTTTGGTTACAACCCTTAGGTGAATGTAAATTAGGTTTATTAGATGATGCAACGGAACCTTGCTGGACATATATAGATTTGTATTTAAGGAATGGTATTGATGGTAATCTTGTTAGTGTAGATTGCAAACACAAAGCACCAATGCAAATAAAGTTTCCACCTTTATTAATAACGTCCAATATGGATATAACCAAGGAGGAGAGGTTTCGATACTTACACACCAGAATCAAAGGTTTTGAATTTAAGCATAAATTCCCATTTAATGCTGATGGCACCCCACAGTTTTTACTTACTGACCAAAGCTGGAAATCTTTCTTTACAAGGCTTTGGAAACAATTAGATCTCAGTGATCCAGAAGACGAGGGAGAGGAGGACAATGGAGGCACTCAACGATCGTTTCAATGCACTACAAGAGACATTGCTGGACATTTATGAATCAGGAAAAGATGACATTGATACACAAATATTACATTGGAACTGCTTAAGAAAGGAACAAATTTTATTACATTATGCCAGGAAACATGGCATAAGGAGAGTGGGCTACCAACATGTCCCACCTTTGGCAGTGACAGAAACTAAAGCAAAAGAAGCAATTGGCATGGTGTTAGTGTTGGAAAGTTTAAAAAAGTCTCCATATGGAAGTGAATCATGGACTTTAGTTAACACGAGCCTTGAGACATATAGAACACCTCCTTCCAATTGCTTTAAAAAAGGACCTTCTAATATTGAAGTGCGCTATGATAATGACCCTGAAAACATTATGCACTACACGGTGTGGGATTGTATATACTTTCAGAATGCTGATGAACAGTGGGAAAAGGTCAAAGGGCATGTGGACTATATGGGGGCCTACTATATGGACGGAGAGCATAAGCAGTATTACATACACTTTGCTGATGATGCTGCTAGATACAGTAAAACAGGAATATGGGAAGTAAGATCTAATGAAGAAACTTTGTTTGCTCCTGTTACTAGTTCCACACCACCGGGGGGTGAGCAAGGAGTCGGAGTCCCCACCTCATCCACCGACGCCAGCGCCTCACCGGCCACCACCACCAGTGCAGCCACCACCACCTACGGGACCACCAGAGAGGATAGAGGACAGCAACAACAGCAACAAAAAGCCAAGCGAGGAAGGTACGGACGGAAAGCCTCTAGCCCTACAGGATCCACCACATCGCCCAGAAAAGCGGCACAAGGGACAAGGTCACGATCCAGAAACAGGAGACGGAAAACGCAGGGGTCTAAGCACAGATCAGGGAGAAAACGGTCTTCCAGCGACAGCTCCCGATCCTCCAACTCCAGATCCTCCAGAAAGCGGGCGAGATCCCCTGGGGGAGGGTCAGGTAGAAGGTCATCCTCCTCCACTGCCTCCAAACGGGCACGATCCAGATCACAAACCCCAAGGAGAGGAAAATCAGGGTCCAGATCCAGATCCAGATCAAAATCAAAATCACGGCATTCTGAAGGGGGCGGCGTATCACCTTCAGAGGTGGGAAGAGACTTACAAACAGTTAGTGGAAGACATCTTGGACGACTTGAGCAATTATTGGCAGATGCTAGGGATCCCCCAATAATACTTTTTAAAGGTGCAGCTAACACATTGAAATGCTATCGCTATAGGGAAAGGCAAAGGTTAAAAGGGTTCTATAAGTGGTTTAGCACAACATGGTCCTGGGTAGGGTCAGAGGACTGCACTCGCATTGGCAGGGCTCGCATGATAGTTAGTTTCACATCATATTCACAAAGACAAGAATTCACGAACAGAATGAAAATACCTAAAGGTGTGGACTGGTGTTTTGGTAATTTTGACAAGTTATAACTAACCTTGTTTGCTATTTTACTAACCTTATACTAACATGGTACGGGCACGTCGTGTAAAACGTGACTCTGTTACTAACATATATAGAGGCTGTAAAGCGGCTGGTACTTGTCCACCCGATGTACTCAATAAAGTGGAACAGACTACTATGCTGACCAAATCTTAAAATATGGCGGCGCTGGTGTGTTTTTGGCGGCCTGGGCATTAGCACCGGGCGTGGAACCGGAGGCAGCACAGGGTATGTACCACTTGGCGAAGGACCCAGCGTTAGAGTTGGGGGTACGCCAAGTATAATTCGCCCCAGCGTCATACCCGAAACAATTGGTCCAGCCGATATCATTCCAATTGACACTGTCAATCCAATTGACCCGACAGCATCATCTGTGGTCCCACTCACAGAAAGCACAGGACCTGATTTGTTGCCTGGGGAAATTGAAACAATAGCTGAAATACATCCTGTACCTGAAGTAAGACCTGTTGACACATCTGTGACAACCAACACCAGAGGTTCTAGTGCAGTTCTTGAGGTGGCACCTGAACCAGTACCTCCAACGAGAACTAGAATTAGTAGAACCCAATATCATAACCCTTCTTTTCAAATTATTAGTGAATCTACACCTTCCACAGGCGAGTCTTCATTAGCTGATCACATTATTGTTACTAGTGGCTCTGGTGGACAACAAATAGGTGGCCCACGTATTGAAATAGAATTAGAAGAGATACCAAGTAGATATAGTTTTGAAATTGAGGAACCCACACCACCACGACGCTCAAGTACGCCTGTGTCTGCAGCACGCCGAGCGTTAGGTGCTATACGCAGAGGTATATATAATAGGAGGCTTACACAGCAAATCAATGTTACAGACCCACTATTTATACAGCAGCCATCTAGGTTGGTTAGATTTCAATTTGATAATCCAGCATTTGAAGAGGAAGTTACACAAATATTTGATAGAGATATTAATGAAATTGAAGAGCCTCCTAATAGGGATTTCCTAGATATAGCTAGGTTAAGTAGGCCTTTATTTAGTGAAACACCACAGGGTTATGTGAGGGTAAGTCGATTAGGTAATAGGGCAACTATAAGAACACGTAGTGGAGCAACAATTGGGTCACAGGTTCATTTCTATCAAGATCTTAGCACTATTGATAATGTGGAATCTATGGAACTCTCATTATTAGGAGAACATTCTGGGGATGCAAGTATAGTTCAAGGGCCAGTAGAAAGTACATTTGTAGAAGCCAATCTAGATGAAATTCCTGAATTGTCTGAGGAACCTGACTTTAATTCTGAGGATTTGTTATTGGATGAACATACTGACCATTTTAGTGATTCCCAGTTAGTCTTTGGCACAGGTCGCAGGACGGTTAGTTACACAATACCACGATTTGAAACACCTCGCAGTGACACTATTTTTTTGGAAAATGTTCAAGGATATACTGTAGCCTATCCTGAACGCAGAGACAGGCCTGAAATCATATATCCTATGCCAGACTTACCAGCAGTGGTAATTCACATCTATGATGATTCTGGGGACTTTTATTTACATCCAAGCCTAAAAAAGAGGAAACGTAAACGAGCCTACTTATAATATTCTTTTTCAGATGACTCTGTGGTTACCTGCAACCGGTAAAGTATATCTACCACCATCGACCCCAGTTGCAAGGGTACAAAGCACGGATGAGTACATACAAAGGACTGACATCTTTTACCACGCTAATAGTGATCGGTTACTCACAGTAGGACATCCATACTTTGAGGTTCGAGCCACAACAGAACCATATCAGGTGACAGTACCTAAAGTTAGTGGAAATCAGTTTAGAGCTTTCAGACTTAAATTACCTGATCCTAATAGGTTTGCATTGGTAGATACTACAGTGTATAATCCTGACAAGGAAAGATTAGTCTGGGCTTGTAGAGGTATTGAAATTGGAAGGGGCCAACCTTTGGGTGTTGGTTCTACAGGTCATCCATTATTTAATAAGGTAAAGGATACTGAGAATCCTACTGGGTACATTACCAATTCCAAGGATGACAGACAAGATACATCCTTTGATCCCAAACAGGTACAAATGTTTATAATTGGCTGTACCCCTTGCTGGGGAGAGCATTGGGATATTGCTCCACGCTGTGATGATGATCAACCTATCCAAGGGGCCTGTCCTCCATTAGAATTAAGAAATACTATTATTGAGGATGGCGATATGGTAGACATAGGTTTTGGTAATATAAATAACAAAACTCTTTCAGTGACCAAATCAGATGTCAGTTTAGATATAGTAAACAGTACCTGTAAATATCCTGACTTTTTGAAGATGGCAAACGACATTTATGGAGATGCCTGTTTTTTTATGCACGTA